ATTTAGTTGACAATACTGGGGTATCTATTGGATCCACCACATATTCATCAGAGACTGATTGGTTCGATAGTCAATCAATTACTCTTACAGGTTTTTCTATTTCTTGGAATACTATTGCACCTAGACCAGGAACTTCATCTTTTGCGGGACCAAGAGGATCCAGATTCGATGAAATTCACGTCATAGTAATTGATGATCTCGGAAATATTACCGGAAATGCTGGAACAATCTTAGAGAAACATATAGGTCTCTCTAAAGCAACTGATGCTGAGTTCTCATCAGGAAGCACTTCTTATTGGAGAAAATACATTGCCAAAGGATCTCCAAATATTTTTGCAGGTGGTGCTCCTGTTGGAATCACTACAACTGGATTTGATGCAGGTCAATTTGATCTAACTACTGATAATGGATGGGATCAACCCGCAGAAAATATTATATTTGCTGCAGCAGGTTCTAATACTTATACATTATCTGGAGGACTGAACTATGATGGAGGAACATCATTAAGTGATAATGGTTCATTAACATCAACTCTAGGAGAACTACGTAGTGGATACGATTTATTTGCAAATACTGAGAATGTAAAAGTAGATTTTCTGCTAATGGGTTCCGCAGGATACTCTAAGGAGACTGCACAAAGTATCGCAAATAAACTTATTTCAGTTGCAGAACTAAGAAAAGACGCAATTGCATTTATTTCTCCATATAGAGGTTCTGCTCTCACAGATACATCGATAGACACAGATGTTACTGTAAATTCGGCAGAAGTAGTTACGACGAATGTTTTAAGTTTCTTCTCTTCTGTTGCATCTTCATCTTATGCAGTCTTTGATTCTGGTTATAAGTATATGTACGATAGATTTGCAGATACTTTTAGATATGTACCATTAAATGGTGATATTGCTGGATTGTGTGCTAGAAATGATATCAACAACTTTCCTTGGTATTCTCCTGCGGGAACTACTAGAGGTGCGATTCTAAATGCAGTAAAACTTGCATATACTCCCAATAAATCTCAGAGAGATCGACTTTATTCGAGTAGAATTAATCCAGTTGTTTTCTCACCAGGAGCAGGCATTATTCTTTTTGGGGATAAGACAGGTCTTGCTAGATCATCAGCATTTGATAGAATTAATGTTCGTAGACTATTTGTTTTTGTTGAAGATGCAATTTCTCGTGCCGCTAAAGATGTTTTATTTGAGTTTAATGATGAGATTACAAGAACAAACTTTGTAAATACTATTGAACCTTTCCTGAGAGATATTCAGGCAAAAAGAGGTATCTTTGATTATGTTGTAATATGTGATGAAACTAATAACACTGCTGCTGTAATTGATGCAAATGAATTCAGAGCAGATGTCTATATCAAACCTGCGAGATCGATTAACTTCATCGGTCTTACCTTTATTGCCACCAAGACTGGTGTTGATTTTGAAGAAGTAATCGGAAACTTTTAAGTAACAGAGGTTAATCAATTATGACAACCAGAAATCAACTCAATCCACCTCCCTTAAGAAAGATTACTGACTTTAAAAGTAAGTTATCTGGTGGTGGCGCTAGAAGTAATCTTTTTGAGGTAGTTTTATCTTTCCCAGATATCGCCCCAGCAGATGCTAATGTTCTTGATAAATCAAGATTTTTAGTTAAGGCAGCAGCTCTTCCCGGATCTACTATAAATCCTTTGGATGTAGCTTTTAGAGGTAGAACATTAAAAGTTGCGGGAGATCGTACTTTTGAAACTTGGACTATCACTATTATTAATGATACTGATTTTTCAATTCGTTCTGCTTTTGAGAAGTGGATGAATGCTATTAATCGTGTTTCTGACAATACTGGTACTACTAACCCAGCACTTTATCAGGCAGATGCATTCGTTTATCAGTTAGATAGAGATGGTTCAGCATTAAGAGCATATCATTTCTACGATATTTTCCCAACTAACATTAGTGCAATTAATCTTGCATACGAAACTGATTCCATTCAAGAATTTACTGTGGAAATGCAAATTCTTTGGTGGGAAGCAGTTAAAGGTAATTCTCCTGCTGCTGGTGGTGAAAACATCAACTAAATAATACATAATAAAGAAAAGTTTATTTTATAAAATGGCAAAACTTTTTGGTTTTTCGATTGAAGATGATGATAAAAAATCAAAGTCTATAGTATCCCCCGTTCCTCCAAATAATGAGGACGGGGTTGATTACTATATTCAGAGCGGATTTTATGGTCAAACTATAGATCTCGAAGGAGTCTATAGAACAGAATACGATTTAGTTCGCAGATATCGTGAAATGGCACTTCATGCTGAGTGTGATGGTGCCGTAGAAGATGTTGTTAATGAAGCTATTGTAAGTGACCTATATGATTCTCCTATAGAAATTGAGTTATCAAACTTGAACGCTAGTGATAAACTTAAAAAAATAATCAGGGAAGAGTTTAAGTTTATCAAGGAAATTATGGACTTTGATAAAAAATGTTACGAAATTTTTAGAAATTGGTATGTTGATGGAAGATTATTTTATCTTAAAGTCATCGATACAAAAAAACCAGAAGAAGGAATTAAAGAATTAAGATATATTGATTCTTTGAAAATAAAGCATGTTCGCCAAGAAAAGAAAAAAAATAATAATATGGGTCCAAATATATCAAACTTTTCAAGTAATGATATTTTATATCCGGAAATTGAAGAATATTTTATTTATACACCATCGTCCAATTATCCATCAGGAACATTAAGTTCTTCTTCTAAAAATTCAGTAAAAATTGCTAAAGATTCTGTTACTTATTGTACTTCTGGATTAGTTGATCGCAATAAAGGAACAGTTCTTTCATATCTTCATAAAGCAATTAAACCTCTCAATCAACTGAGAATGATTGAAGATGCTCTAGTAATTTATAGAATATCGAGAGCACCAGAAAGAAGAATCTTTTATATTGATGTAGGCAATCTTCCTAAAGTAAAAGCAGAGCAATATCTCAAAGAAGTAATGTCTCGCTATAGAAATAAACTTGTTTATGATGCGAATACCGGAGAAGTTCGGGATGATCGTAAGTTTATGAGTATGCTTGAAGACTTTTGGCTTCCTCGTCGTGAAGGCGGTAGGGGAACTGAAATTACAACTCTTCCTGGAGGTCAAAATCTAGGAGAACTTTCTGACATAGAATATTTTCAGAAAAAACTTTACAGGTCATTAGGTGTACCGGAATCAAGAATTGCTGGTTCTGGTGATGGATTTAATTTGGGAAGATCATCTGAAATACTTCGAGATGAACTTAAGTTTTCTAAGTTTGTTGGAAGATTGAGAAAGCGTTTTGCGAATCTTTTTAATGATATTCTTCGCACACAGTTAATTCTCAAAAATATTGTCACTCCAGAAGACTGGAAAAGAATGAGCGATCATATTCAGTATGATTTCTTATACGATAATCATTTTGCGGAACTTAAAGAAAGTGAGTTATTAACTAATAGATTAACGACTCTTACGAGTATGGAAGCTTATATTGGGAAATATTTTTCAACTGAATATGTTCGTAAGAAAATTCTTCGCCAATCAGAAGAAGAGATTATTGAAATTGATAGACAAATTGATGATGAAATTGAAAAGGGCATTTTACCAAATCCAAATGCACCTGTAGATGAAATGGGAAATCCTATTGAAGAACCAGTTGAAGGGGAAGTGAATCAACCGATAGAAGGAGAAGAAATTCCTCAAGAAGAAGTTCCTCAACAGCAAGTTATTCAACAACCCAAAGGTGGCAAAATATAAATAGATTTATATTTGTAAATTATTTTTATGGAAGAACTTATCGATTTGATTGCAACTCAACAACCAGCATCTGAAATATCTGATAGAATTAAAAATATTTTATTTGCTAAAGCATCTGAAAAAATTGATTCTATTAGACCAGAAGTAGCAGCATCAATGTTTGGTGACGAAAATCAGGGTCATTCAGAGGAACAGGAGTAATGGCGATCAAAGTAGTACAAAATGTAAACAGAGTTACTGCTTCTGTAGGTGTAGCAATCACTAGCAATCCAATCTCTCTTAAGAGCGGTTATTTGAGAGTATCGACAGGTCTAACTTCTGTATATGTAGAGGTTGGTAGTAATCCGGTAGCCACCACGAACTCTTTCCAAATTACTCCATATGGAAGTGAAGTATTGAAAGAAAGAATCGCAAGGCAGAGAATTGTAGGTATTACCACAGGAACTTCAACTGTGGTAACTTTCGACAATAATGCAGGAAATCCATTTTTAGTTGGGGATTATGCTTCAATTGAAAATGTCACTACATCAGGAATTAACACAGAACATAAATTAGTTACTGCAATTGATGATAGTTCTTTGACTCTTGATTATAATACAGAATCTATTGCTGGTCCCATTAATGCAAATGGGGCAAATATCGCTAGAAGTGTAAAAGTAAGTGTAATTGCAGCATCTGATACTCAAGATGTAAGTATTACAGAAGTCGTTCAATTAGTCACAGAGTAAAATGAAACTCATCACAGAAGAAGTACAAAAAGTAAAGTTTATCACCGAAGGAAAAGGTGCTGAAAAGAAAATGTATATTGAAGGAGTTTTCCTTCAAGGTGATATTTGCAATCGCAACGGAAGAATGTATCCGATGAATACACTTTCCCGCGAAGTAAAGAGATATAATGAAGCATTTATTACGAAAGGTCGTGCTCTTGGAGAACTCGGACATCCTGATGGTCCTACTGTCAATCTTGATCGTGTTTCTCATAAAATTGTTTCTCTCGAACAAAAGGGATGCAATTTTATCGGTAAGGCGCAACTTTTAGAAACTCCTATGGGTAAGATTGCCAAATCTCTCATTGGAGAAGGTGTTTGTCTTGGTGTTTCTTCTCGTGGTGTTGGATCACTTCAGACAACTAACGAGGGTCATAAAATAGTCGGTGAAGATTTTATGCTTGCAACAGCAGCAGATATCGTAGCTGATCCTTCTGCTCCTGATGCATTTGTTCAAGGAATATTTGAAGGAAAAGAATGGGTGTGGGAAGGTGGTATTCTTCGTGAAAGACTTGCTGAGCAAACAAAACGTAGAATTAATACCCTAGTTGATGAGAAAACATTTCAAGAACATAAAGTTCAATTGTTTCAAGATTTCTTAGCAAATCTTTAAATTATAAATAAATATAGATTATAACAAAAACTAATCAAAAATGTCCGTTGGTAGAAATTTACAAGAAATGGAAAACGTAGTAACCAAAGGAGCATCACCTGCAGAACCAATGCAAAAGTTGTCCACTGGTATTGCACCTGGACAAACCAGTAATTGGGAAGATCTAGGTGGTCCTACTCCAGAAAATTATCGTCCCGATGACGATTCCGCAAAACTCAAAGATCCTTCTGCAACCCTTTCTCAAGTTAGAGATGTAGTTAATGCAAAGGCTTCCAAGGCAGAAGGATCTGGAACTTCAGCAACTTCTGTAAAAACTCCAGGTCAAGGAGGAGTTAAAGAAGAAACTGAAGAAGACGAGGAAGATCTAATTTCCGAAGAGGAAGTTGTAGAATCCGAAGAGGATGTCGAAGATTCCGAAGATTCCGAAGATGTCGAAGATGTCGAAGAGGAGGAAGTGGTAGAAGAAGAGTATGATATTGAAGAAGATGTAAATGCTCTTCTTGCTGGAGAAGAACTATCCGAAGAGTTCCAAGAAAAAGCAAGAACCATCTTTGAGGCAGCAATCCGTTCTAAAGTTGCCGAAATCAAAGAAGAACTTGCCGCATCATACGAAAAAACTCTTATTGAAGAAATAGAAGAAATTAAGAGTAACTTAGTTGATCGTGTCGATGCTTATCTTGAGTATGTTTCTGATGAGTGGGTGCAGGAAAATGCACTTGCAGTCGAACACGGTCTCAAGACTGAAATGACTGAATCATTCCTCCAAGGAATGAGAAGTCTTTTTGAAGATCATTATGTAACAATCCCTGAAGATAGATATGATGTTATCGAGAATATGGTAGATAAACTTGATGAAATGGAAGGAAAACTCAACGAGCAGATTCAAAAGAATGTTGCTCTTAATAGAAGATTAGCAGAGTCAGTTGCTGATGTAATTTTTGCAGAAGTCGCTGAGGGTCTTGCACTTTCTCAGAAAGACAAACTCGCTTCTCTTGCTGAAAATGTTGAGTTTGATGGTGAAGCAAACTATCGTGAGAAACTAGTAACTTTAAGAGAATCTTATTTCCCTACAAGATCCACTAGTGCTCAAGTAGATGACTCTGAAACTTTATCTGAAAGTACAGATATTCAAAATCAGCAACCAATGGTTACTGGAAGAATGGGTGCGTATCTTCAGACTCTAAGCAGAGTTGCTAAAAATTGAATTATAAATTATAAATTTTCAAACTAACTTTTTTACAGAGGTAAAACAAATGCAAATGTTCAATGCAGAGCAATTGCAGGAGAAGTGGGCACCAATCCTGGACTATTCAGGACTCGATGAGATTAAAGATTCACATCGTAGAGCCGTAACTGCTATCCTGCTCGAAAATCAAGAAAAAGAACTCCGTGAGGCACAAGAGTTTCTTTACGAAACCCCAACAATGAATACCGCTTCTGGCCCTGGTGGTGCTGGATTCGGTGGTAGTGCTCAAGGATTTAGTGCTGGTCCTACTGCCGGTTTCGATCCCGTTCTGATTTCTCTAATCAGACGTTCAATGCCCAATCTGATCGCTTATGATCTTTGCGGCGTTCAACCAATGAACGGTCCTACCGGACTCATCTTTGCGATGCGCTCACGCTACAATAATCAGAGTGGTCCTGAGACTTTCTACAACGAAGTCGATTCTGCCTTCTCTGGTCAAGATAAGGGATTCGATGTAACAACTGGATTTACTGGCGGCGGCGTCGGTATGGGTACTACCGCTCAGGGTGGCACCAATCCTTCTATTCTCGATCCTAGCAACCAAGAAAATAATGCTCTTGGCGCCGATCAGTATAACGTTGGTCAGGGTATGCGTACCGATAGTGCAGAAGCACTAGGTAATGCTTCAGACAATTTCTTCAACGAAATGGCTTTCTCAATCGAGAAAGTTACTGTAACTGCCAAGAGCCGTGCTCTAAAGGCAGAATACAGTCTTGAACTCGCTCAGGACCTCAAGGCAATCCACGGTCTGAATGCCGAAGCGGAACTCGCAAATCTTCTCTCCACAGAGATCCTTGCTGAGATTAACCGTGAAGTTATTCGTACCATCTACAAGATTGCTAAGCCTGGTGCTCAAGCGAATACCGCTACTGCCGGTACTTTTGACCTTGACGTTGACTCCAACGGTCGTTGGTCTGTTGAGAAGTTCAAGGGTCTAATCTTCCAGATCGAAAGAGATGCTAACGCTATCGCTCAGCAAACTCGTAGAGGAAAGGGCAATATGATCCTTTGCTCTGCTGACGTTGCTTCCGCACTAGCAATGGCTGGAGTTCTGGATTATACCCCTGCTCTCAACGCTAACCTTAACGTTGATGACACCGGTAACACCTTCGCTGGTGTTCTTCAAGGTAAGTATCGTGTATATATCGATCCTTATTCTGCTAACGTATCACCTAATCAGTTCTACGTTGTTGGTTATAAGGGTTCCAGCGCCTATGATGCTGGTCTCTTCTATTGTCCTTATGTTCCTCTCCAAATGGTTCGTGCCGTAGGTCAGGACACTTTCCAACCCAAGATTGGATTTAAGACTCGTTACGGAATGGTTGCAAACCCATTCGCTGACGGTCTAGCTCAAGGACAAGGTGCTCTTAACACCAACTCTAACGTATACTACCGCAGAGTCAAAGTCGCAAATCTTATGTGAGTCTCATATAAGACTTATACTGGGGAGGGTAAAACCTCCCTTTTTTATTGTCTAAAATTATTCCAGTCCAAAACAAATAGTACCACAATCAAAGATTTTGTTATATCCCATTTCTCTTGCCTTTTCATATTCGGTACAATCATAAGCACCTATAAGTTTTTTCTGGAACATCATTCGATTGTATCTTGTGTTGCAATTTTTATCCACATAGTAATAAGATGGTGAGTTTGTTCTTATGACATCAAATCCATTTTTTAAGTATACATTACCCATAGAATACCTTCTATCTGCATAAGATACAATATTACCTTTATATTCTTCTCTAAACCATTTCAGCAGTTTACTAAATCCACCAATCACATTAATACCTCTTTTGTTTGCAAATCTAGAAAGTTCCCATTTGTAGTTTGGATTAAATCTAGACTTACAGAAGGTCATTACACAAACTAAATCATCTTCATATAATAATCCAAGTTTAATCTTACTTTTATCTTCTCCTTGCATATGATTATCATTTAGAAAATTGTTCTTTTGATGAGTCTCTAAGATTATTTTTTTACATTTTCTTGCAAATATTTTTTGATTTAGATTCAATTTACTTGCTATGACAGATTTCACAATATCCTCTTTAAGTAACCATTCATCACTATAAAACTGAAGAAGATGGATTCCTTTATTTTCACAACCTAAAGTCTTTTGCAAATGATATGATTTTCCTTTGATTAAACATTCTTTAGTTTCACTTGGACGATATTGATGAGAATAAAGACCATTATATTCGATTGCTAGTTTATAGTCAGGTAAGTAAATATCAAGTTCCTTGCCACCCAAAATGGAACGATTAGATTGAATAATGCTACCGTCATAAATTGATTTAATATACTCATATAAAGTATTTTCTTCCTTACTTATTTTTTTAACTTTTCTTTCATATGAGTTTGGTTCTCTTGTTTCAATATCATAAATATTCAACCATCTTGATACTGTAGATTTAGTGATTCCCAATTTATCTGCAATTTGTTCGCAGGTCATTCCACTATTATAAATCTCTTCTAGTTTATTTTTATCACTTAAAATACTTACACTATAACTATTTCTTCTTCTTGAATCAATTAAATCGTGTAAGTTATGATTCTTAAGATACTTGGCAACAGGTATGGTTGAGATATTAAGATCTTTGGCAATTTGTTCGATTGATTTTTTTTGAGTTATTCTTTGATTGTAAATCCACTCATAGTTCTCCAGTTTTTGCTTTGACTCTAACTGAATTGTTTTACTTCTTCTAGAGCAAGATGGATTTGCATAAGATCTAAACCCCCTTTCAGCATAAGTTTTATCAATCGCACAAACTTTTCCGCAATTACACTTACACTTAGGAATTGTGTTCTTTGTGATTCCATTTACAAGAGCATATGCCCTAGTGCGAAGAGGAACCGAAGAATAATATTCATCAAGAAATCGTGTATTTTCTTCTATTTCTTTTCTAATAGATTGATTTAATGAAATCTTCATAAAACTAGATTTATCCCAGTTTTCTTTTAGATGCTCTACAAGATTCATTAAACTTATCAGCACAATATTGTATAGTATATATTATAGCACTATTACAAATAAATACAAATAAAAATGTCTTGTTCTTTTCCCGGTCAAATTGACAATAGAAACTTTTTATCTCCTGTAGGATTTAAGTTTTCATTATCAAAAGAACCTAAAGTTGCCTTTTTTTGTAATACGGCAAGAATACCAGATCTATCATTACCAGTCAACCCCCAACCAACATATCTCAAGGATATTGATGTTCCTGGAGATAAGTTGACTTTTGGTGACTTAACTTTGAGATTTATGGTCGATGAGAATATGGAAAACTATATGGCAATACATAACTGGTTGACTGGTCTTGGTTTCCCTGATTCAGTTCAAGATTACAAAGACTTAATCACAATCGAAAATGATATAACACAACCTCAAGATCCAAAAAGAGCATTTAGTGATGGAAGTTTATATATTCTAAACAGTAACTATAATACAACTGCAGTAGTTAAATTTAAGGACTTATTTCCAGTCTCTTTAAGTTCCCTGGAGTTCAGTTCTAATCAAACTGACGTTCAGTACTTTACAGCAGACGCCATCTTCAAGTATACTATCTACAGTATCTTAGATAAAAATGGAAAACCCTTATGATGAATCTTGAAGAAATCCAGGAAATGTGGAATAAAGATTCAGTTATTGATCCTGATAATCTACATGAAGAATCTCTTAAAATACCACAACTGCATTCCAAATATTATACAGTCTACAATACAATCACTCTTCTTCGGGAAAGATCTCTTGAGACCTACAACAAAGTTAAACTAGAACGCTATAACTACTACACAGGAAAGGCACCAGCAGAGGTCTATGCCGAAGAACCATTCCCGTATAAGTTAAGAGATAAAGACGCCTTACAGAGGCATATGGACGCTGATGAGAGATTGAATAAAGTTGAACTCAAAGTCAAATATTATGATGTGATGTTGAAGTTTTTGGAAGAGATTATTAAAACAGTTTCTAATCGCACATTCCAGATTAAAAATAGTATCGATTGGTCGAAATTCACCGCAGGATACAATTGAGGCAGAAATGCCTCTTTTTATTGCAAATAAATACTCATAACTGATATGTTATGAATGTCTCATTTGATTGTATCAAAAAAGAATGAGGTTTATCTGCAAGTAGAAGCAGAACCTCATGTATATTATGAGATAAGGGATGCATTTCAATTTGAGGTCCCTAATGCAAAGTTTTCACCTTCATACAAGAATAGATGGTGGGATGGAATAATCTATTTGTTTAATGTAAACACAAAAGAAATATATGTTGGATTGTTAGATAAACTGATTCAATTTTGTAAGGATCATGATTATACTTATGAGTTTCAGGATAATAAGTTTTATGGTCTTCCCTTTGAGATTAATGAAAATATCTCTTTAGAAGGCGTAAAGGATTATGTAAAGTCTATCTCAAAATACGAACCAAGAGATTATCAGGTACAAGGAATCTATCAGGCACTTAGATACAATCGTAAAGTGATTGTATCTCCAACTGCTAGTGGAAAAAGTTTGATGATCTATTCTTTAGTTCGTTATTATGCCAGCAAAGAAAATAATATTTTGATTATTGTACCAACCACATCTCTTGTATCGCAACTCTTTAAGGATTTTGTTGATTATGGGTGGGATGCAGAGAATCACTGCCATATGATTTATTCTGGAAAAGAAAAAGATGACCCAAAAGAAGTCTATATTTCAACTTGGCAGTCATTATATAAAATGCCAAAAAAATACTTTGAGAAGTTTAATGTAGTAATATGTGATGAATGTCATTCTGCAAAAGCAAAAAGTCTAGTATCCATTATTTCTAAAATGTGTGATGCAAAATATCGATTTGGATTCACAGGTACACTAGATGGAATAGAAGTTAACAAACTAGTTCTAGAAGGTTTATTTGGTCCTTCTTATAAGATTATTAGAACAGATGAACTGATGAAAAAAGGTCATGTTGCGAAACTTGATATCAATATTCTTTTATTGAAGCATTCTCCAAATAAATTTGATACTTTTGAGGATGAAGTTCAATATATTATCAATCACGAAAAAAGAAATAAGTTCATTAAAAATCTTGCTTTAGATCTAAAGGGTAATACTCTTATACTTTTTTCTAGAGTTGAAGGTCACGGACAACCACTATACGATCTCATAAATAATGGTGCCGCTGATAATCGTAAAGTCTTCTTTATTCATGGTGGTGTGGATACTGAAGAAAGAGAACTAGTTAGAGAAATTACTGAGAGAGAAAATAATGCTATCATCGTTGCTTCCTATGGTACTTTTTCTACTGGTATCAACATTAGAAATCTGCATAATGTTATATTTGCTTCCCCTAGCAAGTCAAGAATACGAAATCTTCAATCAATCGGAAGAGTACTCAGAAAAGGAGACAACAAAGTAAAAGCAACTTTATATGATATTGCCGATGATATTAGTTACAAGACTAGAAGAAATTATACACTCAATCATCTTGTTGAAAGAATTAAAATTTATACGGAAGAAAACTTTAACTATGAAATTATAAACATACCACTCAAAAATTAATGGAAGAAGAGTTTTACTGCATAATTAAATTAGTTTCATCAGAAGAAATATTTTCTTTAATATCAATCGATGAAAATAATGAGGACCCTATTATCATTCTACACAATCCAGTAGTAATGAATGTGATAGGATCCTCAAACGACTCATCTTACATTAAAATAAAACCTTGGATGGAGATCTCTGATGATGATATGTTTTTTATTAAGTTAGATAAAGTTATTACAATGACGGAAACTAATGACAAAAGACTTATTGAATTATATGAATATTATTTGAATGATAGTTCAATAGAAGTTTATAAACCACAAGGTCAAGTTCCATTAAACTCAGAAATGGGTTATATAGATTCGGTTAAAGATGCTAGAAAAAAACTAGAAGATCTTTATAAGAAAAAATTTAATTAATTTTCCTAAGTCCCTAAGTCTTAAAGCTTTCTTACACCCTATCTTCATCGGGGACAAACCTAGTCTACACATATTATTGATACTTGTCAAGCCCTCAAATATGTGATAAAATAAACATAACTTATCAAAGATATAAATGTTATGCCTAAAAAGAATTCAGAACATTATGTGAATAATAGAGAGTTATTAGATTCTATTGTTGTTTATCGAAATGAAGTAAAAAAGGCATCTCAAGAATATTATGAAAAATATGATGAGTATCCTCCAAAATCTAAAAGATGGGAAGGAAAACCACTTATTCCAAATTATCTTGGAGAATGTTTTCTTAAAATTGCAACTCATTTATCATATAAACCAAACTTTGTAAATTATATGTTTCGTGATGATATGATTTCTGATGGAATTGAAAACTGCGTTCAATATATTCATAATTTTGATCCAGAAAAATCAACCAATCCATTTGCTTATTTTACACAGATTATTCACTATGCATTTTTAAGAAGAATACAAAAAGAAAAAAGACAACTTGAGATAAAAACTAAAATTATTGAAAAAACTGGTTTTGATGAAGTTATGACTATTGATGATGGGTTGCTTTCTGGGAACAATAGTGAATACAACAGTATGAAAGATGCTATTCAATACAGGAACAATCGATGACACGAGTTGCTGTAATCACGGATACCCATTTCTCGGCCAGGAAATCTTCTAGGCATTTACACGATTACTTTGAGTTATTTTATAAGAATATATTTTTTCCTGCTCTAGAAGAACACGGAGTGGAAATAGTGATTCATATGGGTGATGCTTTTGATAATCGCAAAAGCATCGATTTTTGGGGACTAGAATGGACTCGTAAAGTTGTTTTGGATCCTCTTAAAAAATATGAAGTTCATATGATTGTAGGAAATCACGATATATTTCTTCGTAACTCTACTGAAATCAACTCTCCATCTTTGCTATTGAGAGATTATCCTAACATCAAAGTTTACAGTTCTCCAACAAATACAAAAGTTGGTGGAATCGATATGACTTTTATTCCTTGGATTTGTAGTGAAAACTATGATGAAACACTCAAGGTCATCAAAAAGTCAAAAGCAAAGATTGCGATGGGGCATCTTGAACTTCAAGGATTTCGAGTCAATAAGCATCTTGTAATGGAAGATCACGGAACAGATCCTAAGATGTTCGATAAGTTCCAAAAAGTCTTTTCGGGTCATTATCACACTCGCTCAGACAACGGTAAGATTTTTTATCTTGGAAATCCTTATGAGATGTATTGGACTGATGTGAATGATACTCGTGGATTTCATATTTTTGATACTGAAACATTAGAACATACTCCAATCAATAATCCATATAAACTCTTCTATAACATCTATTATGAAGATACTCCTCATCAGTTGTTTGACCCAACTGAATATCAAAATAAGATCGTAAAAGTGATTGTTCGTAAGAAGTCAAAACCAAAAGACTTTGAGAAGTTTGTGGATAAACTCTATTCAGTAGGAGTTCAGGATCTCAAGATTATTGAAAACTTTGAGATTCAAGAATCTGAAGATTTTCAGGTTGATGATGATGAAAACACGATTACAATCCTCAATCGATATATAGATGAATCAGAAATCGAGTTTGATAAAAATCGTATCAAAACTATCTTTCAGGACTTATATAAACAATCTTGTGAGGTTGAATAATGTTCTTGCTTACTCTCAAAGGTCGTAAAGATGATGGAGCATTTGCCGTTCAGGATAAGTATGGGGAAAAAGTTTTATTTCTATTTGAGGATGAAGATGATGCTACTCGATATGCTATGATGTTAGAAGAAGATGAAAAATATAATAAAGAAATGGAAGTGATAGAAGTAGATGATGAGTTAGCAATCAAAACTTGTAAAATGCATCACTACAAATATGCTGTGATTACTCCTAATGATATTGTGATTCCACCTCAACTATGATTATTTTTAAGACACTCCGTTATAAAAACTTTCTTTCTGCAGGACAACATTTTACAGAGATTGATTTTCAGAAACATCATACCAATATTTTGGTTGGTAATAATGGATTTGGAAAAAGTTCGATGATTGATGCTCTAACATTCGCATTATTCAATAAAGCATTTCGTAAAATCAATAAAAATCAACTCATCAATAGCGTAAATGAAAAAGATTGCCTAGTGGAGGTTGAGTTTTCTATTAACAATAGAAACTACTTGGTTCGTCGTGGAATCAAACCGAATGTTTTTGATATTGAAGTAAATGGCAATCTTCTTCATAAGGAAGCAGATGATCGAGCAAATCAAAAAATACTAGAAGAGAATATTCTTAAAGTCAACTACAAATCCTTTACTCAAATTGTGATTATGGGTTCAAGTGCTTTTGTTCCTTTTATGCAATTGACTACGGCAAACCGTCGTGAGGTGATTGAAGATCTTTTGGATATTCGCATCTTTTCTGCGATGAATAATCTTCTCAAAGAAAAGATTAGAGATCATAAAGATAATATTAAATCATTAGAACTTGCAAAGTCAAATCTGAAAGAAAAAGTTCAGATGCAGAAAAACTTCATCGAAGAACTTGAAAATCGTGGTAATGATAATATTAATAATAATAAACAAAAGATTATTAAGTTGATGAATGAAGTTGATTCTTATTCTCATCAAAATGCTTTGATTGAAGAAGATGTTTTTAGATATACAAAAGAACAGGAAGAAGTTTCTGGTTCTGATGAAAGGTTAGGAAAACTTAACAATCTTAAGGGTAAGATCTCTCAGAAAGTATCCAACATTACTAAAGAGCATAAGTTCTTTAGTGAAAATACGGTATGCCCTACTTGCACTCAATCGATTGATGAAAAATTTCGTCTAGATAAGATTACTGACGCTCAAAATAAAGCAAAAGAGTTACAGGATGGATATAAAGAACTTGAAAGTACTATCAAAATAGAAGAAGAAAGAGAGCGTCAGTTTATTGTTCTATCTAAGGAGATTACAAAACTCAATCATGAAATTTCTCAAAACAATACTCGGATCTCTCTCAATCAGAGACAGATCCGAGATCTTGAATCTGAAGTTCAGGAGATTGCCAAACAACTTAAGAATAGAAATACTGAACACGAAAAGTTAGAACAGTTTAGAGAAAAGTTACAAACAACGATTGAAGATTTATCAGAAAAAAAAGAACAAATTGTCTACTATGATTTCGCACATTCTCTTCTTAAAGACGATGGAGTAAAAACTAAAATCATCAAGAAGTATCTTCCTTTTATCAATCAGCAGGTCAATCGTTATTTGCAAATGATGGATTTTTACATCAACTTCCATCTTGATGAAGAGTTTAATGAGAGTATTCAGTCTCCTATTCACGAAGACTTTTCTTATAGTTCTTTTAGTGAAGGTGAAAAGGCAAAAATCAATCTTGCTCTAGTTTTTGCTTGGCGTGAGGTTGCCCAAATTAAAAACTCTATTAACACCAATATAATGATCTTTGATGAAGTTTTTGATTCTTCACTTGATGAGTTTGGGACAGATAGTTTTCTTAAGATTATTCGATATGTGATTAAGGATGCTAATATTTTTGTCATTTCTCATAAAGACGGAATTCAAGACAAGTTTGATCGTGTGATACGATTTGAGAAAAAGAACGGATTTTCTTATAAATCAGAGTCTTGACGAATCATTTCCTACATAGTATGATGATCTCACCGTCACCAGGAAAATGCAAGTCCCAAACCGCTATCATCACTCTAAAAAAGACCAAAAACGAAAATTAAAACCACAAGCACTCAGGCAAGCAAAGGCACGACTGAGACACTTTAAAAAGCGTCTCAATCAACGAGACGCTTTTTTTATATAATAAATAGTTGAACCTAATACGACGGCAATCTGTTAGGATGGTTAAGGCACTTTCGGGTGCCTTTTCCCGTATAAATACTTGTGCCGTTGTATTAGAGTAGAAATGAACTATCTAAAGGTTTATTGTAACCTCATCAGGAAAGCAGAGAACAGAACT